CATTGCAGAACTCCAATCTGGAGAACTATAATAGTACTTACCAGCTTCGTATGGCTTTAGCACATACATTTCTGCTTCATTGCCTTTGCCATATCCAAATGCTGCTATTCTGTCTGGCTTTTCGTTTGGTTTCATATTATCCCAATGATTAGAATAATACCAAGCTTCTATTTCTCCCTCTTCATTGCATTTTTCAGCTCTAAGCGTTTCCATTGGGAAATGATGTACTTGTTTTACTTTTCCATCTTTATAAACTAGTTGGAATGCTGCCATTCCAAGTATTTTATAATCCGAGATAAATCTTCTTAAATCTTGCTTTTTAAACAATGACATCATTTGAGCGTACTGCTCTGGTCTTTTATCTCCATCGTGTGCAGCAAGTCCTTTACCATAAATCATGTTAGAAACACCTATACAAATGGCTCTATTAGTAGTAGAGTTGTTGTTTACATCAATTATATAGTTAAAATAGTTGTTATCCTCCCCATATTGGATGTAATCCTTGTTTTTTAACTCTACAACTACTGGAGCTGTATAGGCTGCTAAATTAGTTACGAAAAAATCGCTCATATTACTACATATTCGTTAGTGGTTACATTCTCTGTATAGACATCTTTGTTAATCGTATAAGTACTAACTGTTTGGTCTGTACAAAAAAGCATATCTCTATATACTATTGAAGAGCCATTTAACACTTTTAAAGTGTAAAATCTACCTTCTACTAGTACTGGAGAGAATGTTACGTTACCTTTTAGATAATATTTATCCTTTGTAAAAGTTAATCCAGCATAAGTAACTGGTTTGTTAGTATCTTGATCAGTAATAACTATACTAAGTGCTGCATATTCACGAGGAATAAACTTCAATTCTTGAGCATTTGTAGTAGTAGTTAATATAATCATTCAATTCCTTTTTTAATAAACACCAAAAGGCTAAAACTGTTATATAAAAAAAGGCAAAACTTGAAGTAATGCCTTTATTTTATTTATAAAATCAAAGATTAAGTTCCAACTACAATTACTGTATTTGTAGTATCTCCTATGATAGATGGTAGCATAAAATTAGCTGGAGATTTCTCTGTTCCAGTTAATGTTAAGTTATATCCATTTAAATCTCCCATTCCAGCACCAGTTGCAGTATTAACTGCTACCTCAACTCCATTTTCTATACCAGCTAAATAATAGTTTCCATTATAATCCTGAATAATTATTTGTGGTCTACCATAAGAAAGTAATTTTAATTGAGCTGTAGTTGCTTTATCTTGTTTCTTTAAAACAATAGTTCCTGATTGAGTCCAAAAACTCGTTCCGTTCTCTCTTGAATTTTCATTAGTCTGATCGAAAGAGTTAGCTCCTTTTAAATCGTACTTATAAAAAGTAAGAGCAGCTGCAAAAGCAGAAACTTCTCCATCAGCTGAAATTGTTGCTGTTGTTAATAGATTAGAAGTGTAAGCACCTCCAATGTAAATAGCTGTTATGCCACCTACAGAGTCCTTACATGGTTCTAATCTTCCAGCTGTAATATCACATGCCATCCGTTATATGTATTATAACTCTTTGGGTATCAAGTATTTACAAGATACCCTTTGAGTTGATTAGTATTAATTTATTAATTATCCAGCATAGTAAACTACGTTTGCACCTACTCCGATTTGTACAGCAGCAGTAAATCTCATTACGATTCTTACGTTTTGCGATCCATCGATTGGAGTTTGGTCTATTACTCTAACTTCGTTGTAGTCAGATAATAATCCAGTACCAAAGAATAAGTTAGAACTTTCAGCAGCAATCATAGTGTTGTCGCTCATACCTCTTGCTACAAAGATTGGAATACCACCAAATGATAAGCTTCCTCCTCCGTACCATTGTGTACCTCTGTTTTCGTAACCAGCAGCACCTTTAGAAGATACGTTTTCACTTCCAGCAGCATTTAATTGCGCACCAAATCCACCTAAAGCTCTAATGTATAATTTAGCAGCTTTGTTAGAAACGTATAATTTTAAATCTTCTTTTCCAAATAATGTATTAGGAATAGCATCTACTGTATCTTGCATTTTATCAATGATATTTACAGCAGTTAAAGCAGCAGCTCCACCTACATCAATAACAGTTGCATCAGCAGCAGCTAAAGTTTCAAGTCCATTGTACTCTCCAGCTTGTGCGCCACCTAAGTTTCCTGTCCAAATATTAATTTCGTTTTGTGCTGCTACTTTAGCTGCAACATAACCAATTAAGTATTCTGAGAACGAAGTTGGTAATCCGTTGTTATTAAATGCAGAGTAACCCATTTGAATAGCATCCCAAGTGTTAAGGAAGTCTGATTTACATAAGTTTAAGTTCACTTGGAACTCTTCTGGTTGTAATACTACTTCTGAAAGTGTTACAGAAGATGAAGCTGAAAAATCACAAGTTCCATCAGCAATTAAAGCTCCTGTTTCTACTTTTTGTATTACTTGTTTAAATTTTACATTTGGCATTACAGTAATACCACCATCATCAATAGTTGAAGCAGTTAATAATGCAGCAGAAATATATTTTCCACTGAATTCTCCAGCATATGAACTAGAAATTGTTACTGTAGTCGCTAAGTCTGTTCTTTTTGACATAATTTTAATTTTTTAAATATTAGTTGTTGTTAAATAATCTTGCAAACACTCTATCCTGAGTATTCATCGGTCTGTTTTGAGCATAGTTTACAGGCTCTACTTCGTTTTTACTTTCTGGATTGTGCTTAATAGCAGACAATTCTACTTCATCGTTTACTTCAATTTCTGAAGCTTCTACTTTGCTTTCCTTGTCAGCTTTTAAATCAGCAATAGCATCCTCTAAGTTTTTGATTCTTTTTTCCATGCCTTCCCAATCCTGAACATCTGCTTCTTCTGCTGCTTCCACTTCTTCTACTACAGGAGCTTCTACAACTTCTTCAACTTCCTCCTCTACGGATTCTTTCATTTCAGCAATTATTCCATCCTCTTCAACTACTAGCATCATGCCATCATCTAAAAGGTACTCTCCAGCTGGAACAGCTATTCTTTCATCTTCATCGGTTACAATAAAGACCTCTCTACCAGCTTCAAAAGCATCTGCTTCGAATCGAGTGCCATTTTCTAGCATTCTCTCTTCAAGCTGAACTTCTAAACCGAGTAAAGCTCTCACTTTGTTTAATTTGTCTGTTGACTTCATATATATATAATTATTGATTAATTACTTTTTTTAATAAACACCATTTTATTATTCCTGTTGTAATTTGTCTTGATTCTGCGACATGATAAAACCACTATTGTTTTCTAATCGCATAAAGTCTTCAAAGTTTTGCCCTGTTGTTGAGCCTATTCCTTGATTTTGTAAATCTCCATTACAGCATTTAGAGTTGTATGTTCCATCCTTACATAAGCATCCTCTTCTACCACCTCTGGGAGAGGTTCTACTTACTGTTGGTCTTTGATTCCTTGAGTACATCTATTATATCATTTAGTAGTTTATCATCTTCGCTATAAGTATCTTTTGTTTTATCCTTTGGTCTATTGCTCAATCGATCAATAAAATATCCTTCTATACTAAAGCCTTTGATTTTATTTTTCTTAACGTAATTATTCCAAATCTCATCGTTATCTACTTTCATAGAAACCATCCAAGTTCCTATAGGCATATCTAAACCATACTTTTTACTCTTGTCGTACAAGTCAGATTCAACAATCCAAGACTCAACTACTGTCATGCCATCTAATTTTTTAGTAGCGTGTTCCATTGTAGCCTGTCCTTGATTACCAGATTTTAAAAACATCTGTGAAGCTTTAGCTACTGTATCTTTAGAGAAGTAGATATAAAACTCATGATCTCCTGATTTTCTATAAATAGGTTTGTCTGGTATAAGAGCAGCACCCATAAGTAAGCGTTTCTCTTTTGATACTTCTGCAAGTCTTATTTTATCTTCATTTTTAAGAGCTATAAAATCTTCTTCTATTGCTGGAGATTCTACTACTGAAATGGCTTCTATTCCAGAGAACTCTTTACTTTCTTCATCTATTACTAATTCTATTATGTCCATAGTCTTTTTTTGTAAAAGGTTTATAATGGTTTATACTAACCAATTAACTATATAACCCTTTACACTAAAGGATTGTATAGCTTTTTTTAATAAACCTATTTTATTGATTTTTGTTATATTAATCTCCTAGCGTAGCACCTTGAATAATTCCATTCTCTAAACTTTGTGCAGTAGTAACATCTTGTGAAACTACAAAGGCTTGTATTGGAGTCTGTTGTTGTTCTCCTAATGCAGATGCAATTTGGCTTCCTTCTCCTTGTCCTACAATATTAAAAGAAGGGGATTGTATTTGTGGTTGTGCTATTTGTGTAGAACCACCTGTGCTACCACCTAGAGAAGATGCTACGCCTTTTGATTTACCTATAGCAGATGTGATTGCACTTATTATACCTACAGCTTGTGCAGCGTAACCTATTAATAGTGGAATGTTTTGAGGGAAACCAACTTTTGCTGTTTGTGCAGTACCTTCAGCAACTGCCACAACACTTCTTGATGCTGCTAAAGCAGAAAATGTAATAGTTTTTTTGGCTTCCATTATCATTTCTTTTAAAAGAATTCCTTGTTTAGCTATCAAAAGAGCTTTTCCTAGCTTACTTTCTGCACCAGCAATTTTTACAGCATCATCAAATGTTTTATTTCTGGATGCTCTTCTTTGTTCTTCTAGTTCTATTTCTTCTTCTGCTAATAATTTTTTTTGTTCAAAGGCTTCTCTTTCTAAAGCATTTGTATTAACAAGCTGCTCAGATCTAAAACCTGTTACAGTAGCTTCTACAGCTAGTAACTCATTTTGAGCATCAATTAAAGCTAATTGTAATTCTAAACTATCTTTGTTTAAAGCTAAAGCTGATTGTGCTGCCAATAAATTTGTTTCAGCATTTGCTCTCATTTTTTCCTCTTGCTCATCTAATACTAAACCTAGTCTGTTATTAGCATCTATTCTCTCTTCAATAGCTCTACTTTCATCATCCCTGATTTGTCTTTCTTTCTCTGCTCTTAAATCAAATTGTTCTAATAATCCTTGATTTAATGCTTGGGCTAATTTTGCTTGTTTCTGTAATTCTGTATTAGCCTTAGCTGATTCATAAATTGATTTAGTGTAATCTGTAATAGAGCTAGTTACTTTTGTTACTGTATCTATTGTTCTATCAAAGGTATTGTCTACTCCAGTTATAGCATCTACAGCTTCTTTACCAGCTTCTTTTACATCTTCTAAAGCACCAGCAAAATCTCCACTTAATACTTTTTTAACTGCACTACCTAAGAAACCTAAAACTTCTAATGATGATTGTAATCTCTCTATTATATTTTCTTTAATAGCAAGACCAAAGTTTTTTAATGATTGTACTGGATCATCAAAAATGGCTTTGAAGTATTCTGTAATAGGGGATATATTTCTTTCAATAAAATTAAAAAAGTCATTAAAAGCTAGTTGTAAAGCAGAAAATGAAGTATTAAAAAAATCTACTACTTTTTGATTTTCTCTAAATAGCTCTTGTATAGTAACAAGACCAGCGATTACTAAACCTATCCCAGCAGCTTTGATTGCAGTTCCTATGGCTCTAAAACCAGAAGCTATTCCTGTTAAACCTCTTTGTGCTTTTTTACTAACTCCACCTATTCTACCTATAGAATTATCCGATGATTTACCAACTTCTTTGACATCCTTATCTAAGCCTTCTACTGCTTTACTTACTTTATCTACTCCTTTTACAGCACCTTTAGAATCTACTTCAAGTTCTAATATGATTTTTTCCATCTCGTATGTCTTTTAATTTGTTTAAATCCTTCTTTAAAAGTTTCTGGTAATTTGTTTTTTCCTTTTGCTATTTCTATACTTTCATCTTGACCATAGAAATTATCTACATTTAATAATTTTAGTATTCTCATATTGTAATTAGTTCTAGTTGTGTTTTGTTATTAATTAGATTAATATTTAAACTATTGATTCTATATTGTTTACCACTAATAATTAAGATGTCAGCAAGAGTATAATTAAGAATAATATGCAATGGTAAGTAAGCAGTATATTTAATCAATCTTGAATTTTCTAAAAACAAGTTTTCTATATAACTACTGTAGTAATTATTATAAAGAGTTCCTGTATAATTTGGAAGCCCTGTATATTCATTAATCATTAAACCAAAGTTTATATTAGCAGTACTTGTAGAAGCTGCTAGAGCAACGCTATTAGAAGGTATTATATACGATGTAACTTCACTATGACTTACAGGTGTATCTCTAAATGATATAGGAGTAGTTGCTCCTCCTGTTTTTAAAATAGGATAAAATAAAATAGGTTTGCCGATATAAGATTGTTGATTGTCATTTACACAAAACCCCCATTGAATAGTCGTTTGTGTTGCACCTGTTGAATCATCTATATCTAAAAGTCTTTCAAATTGCATATGCTCAAAAGGAGCTACTA